GAATCCGCTGGTGACGATGCCTTCGTATTGCCAGACATTGGGCCCGGAAGTCCACGGATACGCACTGCTGCCTTCGGTGATGAAATCGTTGGAATACCAGGTGGCGGTGCCGAGATCCTTCACCATGTTCGACGTGATGATGTGCCATCCGGCCGCATCGCCCGGCACCGTGACCTCGCTGCCGGAGCTCCAGTAGCCGCCCCAGTCGCCGACCTCGGTATCCCACGCGATGTAGGTATTGGTGCTCACCGTCAGCGAGACGGACGTCGAGCGCGAGAGCATCACGCCGCGGATAGGGAAGGATCCGGCGTAGGAAAACTCCCGGATCTGCCGCTCCCAGGACTCCACGCCATCGCGCTCGGCGGCGATCTCGAGCCGCGCGTTAAAGGTGCCGGCGACGTCCGGCATGGTGAACGTGTCATCGTTCACGTTGAGCTCGGCGTGCTTCAGGGTGTCCGTGTCGTCGTCGTAGAAATAAATGTTGTAGGTCGTGCCGGCCTCCGGCCCGATGGACGCCGCGTCCTGATCGACGAAGGAGGACGTCTGCAGCAGCCGGTCGCGGTGCGCCCAGTCGATGGTGAAACCGGCCGTGACGGTGCCCGCCGGAAACGCCTCGGTATTGATGCGGATTTTGGCCGGCGGGTATGGCCGGAAGATCCGCGAGGCAAAGGTGAGCGACTCCTCGGTGGCATCGTCGATGTCCGACTCGCCACGGCCTGATGCGGAGAGCAGCTTGTAATCGACGGTGTCGCCGTCGGTGCGCAGGATGCCCTCACGGCCGAAATCCTCCTCGGTGTACTCGAGGAGCCACACGTCGACATCGCTCGCGAACACTTGCGGCGTCGTGTCGAGAATGGCGCGATTGACGCCGATGATGCCGCTTGCGAGGTTCGTCAGGTCCGTCACCTCCATCTGCTCCTCGGTGGTGCCACCCGGCAGCAGCAGTCGATCGCCGACGGCGATGGCGAGGCCGAATTCGCCATCGCCGGTGTCCTCCACCTCGATCTCGGTGTCGCTGCGCAGGACCGCCGTCGCCAGTTGCGTCCGGAGCGCAAACGGCTCGCCTTCCACCGCGAGCTCGTACTCGTCCGGCGAGATGCGCGAGTAAATGCTGTAGTCATACTGCGCGGCGTTCTCGGCCTCGGCGACCGTGTACCCGAGGCCATCCGTGTCGGCGAGCGCCGCGAAATCCCCGGGCGCCAGATCCTGCTTCGCGTCCCAGTAGGTCGCCTCCATGACGTACTGCGCGGCCACCGGCAGGGGATCCTGATCGGTTTCTTCCCACCCGGTGGGCTGCTGCGCCTGGTAGCTGGCCGACGGCAGGCCGAACACATCCTCGGCGAGCTCGGCGCGGACTTCGCCGTTATTCAATCCGCCGTAGCTGATATCGAGCACGCGGCAGATGAGCTCCGAGATCCCGAGCTTGGCCCACGAGAGCTTGATCACATCGCCCGGCCGGATGGTCGCCGCAACCCGGGTGAAGCGCACGCTGAGACGCGCGAGCGCCGAGGTGCTGGCCGTCAGGTCACGCTGCGCGACGCGGGCGGCAAGCGCCGCATCGCCGATCCCCGGATACTGGCGCGTATCGGCAACGATCGCCCCCTGCGAGTTGATGCTGGCGAGATCCTGCACCGTGAGCACGGCGTCCTTGCCGGTGCCGATGTCGAAATACTGGACGCTTATCTCATTGACGATCTCGCCGGCGCCGCTGCGCTCGAAGGACTCGACGCTGATGATGCTCGACTCGTCGAACTCCTCGAGCTCGTCGACGTCGTAATCGCCCCGAATTGCCTTGAGCTTGAACTTGCCCGTAAACGGGTCGGCGTAATAGACGGCGCCGCAGTGATCGAGCACGGTCTGAATGAATTCCTTGACCGGGGTCTGCTGAGCCCAGAAAAAATTGAGCCCCATGCCCTCGCCGTAGAATGTATCCGCCGCGGTGGTGAACGAGTCGTCATCGATCATCGACTCCGGGTAGTTCATCCGCATATAGGGATCGGTCAAGCACTCGCGGATGATGTGCGCCGGGTTCATCGACCCGTAGACCGCATTGAAGCCGATCGCGAAGTAGGTTCCGCCGCCGGGCGCCGTCTCGTCATAGGCTTTGACGGTCAGCAGCGGACTCGCGAAGATCGGAATGAACGCCGTGAAGGTGTTCAAGCCCTGCTCCGGATTCGGCTCCGTATTGTTGACGTTGATCGTTACCGTGGTAATACCCTCGAGCGTGATCACGGCGCCATTTTCGGCCCACACATGGAACGTCACGTTGCGGTCATAGAGGACCGACGGGATCTCTTTTTTCGCCCACAGGATTTGTTTGATCGGCCACGTAGTGTTGTACGGCGGCCCCTGATCGCCCGGCGTCTGCACGCCGCCGCCGAACGGTTCGCTGACATCGTCCGTCCACCCGCCCACCGGCGGCGTCAGGTTCGTCGTCCCGGGATCGGAATGGTGGGCAATGATCTGATAGCTCCACCCGGACGAGTCGAAGGCCAAGCCATCGGCGCCGCCGACGATCTCGGCCTTTTCCGGATACCACTGCTCCGACCCGTCGTGCGTCGTCTGAATGCGCTGGCAGCGGAACCACCACGGCTTGACGTAGGGAGTATTCGCCGTGACGCGCCCGCCCTTGAAGACGACGGACACCACGCCGCGATAGGCCGGGATCAGGTCGCCCAGTTGCGAAACGAGGTAATCGTTCTGCGCCTGCGCGGCATCGCCGAGCATGAAGTCGAAGTAGCCTTCGACGCCGCCCTCGCGCTTGTCGCCGCCGAAGAGCTCCCACTGTCCGATATGATCCTCGCCACTTGCCTCGATCGGCCCGCGCCACGCCACCCGCTCGCCGACGATGATCTCATCCAGCCGATCGAGCGTGCGACAGAGTGCAAAGTGCAGCCCCATCTTGTAGCGGAATCCGACCGTCTGCTTGCTATGCCCGAAGACATTGCCGGTACGGACCTTGATCTTCTCGGTGGTGAGGTTGCCGAACCATGCGAGCGTCGCCGCCTTGATGATGACGTGGCCGAACACCATGCCGATCGCGCGGCCCTCATCCGCCTGCGGTACGTCGAGCTCGTCGAGTCCAGCGGGTTTCGGTTGCGGTGGCTTGGGCGCCAGGGCCGCCGCGACGTAACTCGCGACGACCATGATGATCAGTTTTATCCACCAGACCACGGCGGGCCCTCAATAGACCGGTGTGCCGAGGAAGGGATTCTTCTTCGGCATGGCGATGAATCCGCCGTAGTTGAGCTTGTTCGCGTAGACGCCGTTGCAGGTCGCCATCGTGTGATCGCAGCCCGGCAGCAGCGAGACGGCGCTCGTGACGACGAGCGCACTCGAGAAGCGCCGCGACAGCGTGAACACGAGCCCCGAGACGCTGACGATCAGGCGCCGCTCGGCGATCGACGGCGAACCGGTGACGAATTCGACGTAGCCGCCGGGATAGGGGTCCGTCGCGTCCTTCGACGCCACGGTGACCGTCAATCCATCAATGTCGGTGATCGTCGTCGCGTGCGTGAAGGTCGCCTTGTCCACCTTGCAGTCCGCGGTGTTGAAGAGCGCATACGGACAGGGAACCTGGTAGTAGCGGCCGAGCCCGTTGCGGTTGACGGAGATAGAGGCCGGCTCGCAGGACATCTGCGCCGTGCTGGTGTCCATCCACGAGACGTTGAGCACCCGTCCGACCCACGCCACGGCCACCTCGGTGTCGCCCCGGTGCAGGCGCTTGACGATGAGGCCGACCGGATCATCCGGCGGCGAGATCCGGAACAGATCGGCGACGGTGTTATTGCGCGGCAGCTTCAGCGTAATCGCGTTGCGCGGCTGCTCGACGGAGAGTGCGATCTCGGTGCGCTCGATCGATTCGCTCGTGTACGTGTTGCTGTCGTGGACGATGTCGACCTCGGCCGAGGTGTAGCGGAGCGTGGCGTTTTCCAGATAGAACTCGTAGAGCTCGACCGGGGCGCCGAGTTGCTCGCTGACTTCGTGGGCGGCGTAGGTCACGACGGCACCGGCGCCTCCTGCGCGGCCACCACCACCTTCGGCCCGACCGCCGGCCGGTGCAGCCACTCGATCCGGTCCTGCGCGAGCCGCATGCGGTGCAGTGTCGTAAAGGATGCGACGTCCGCGGCCGTCACCGTCGACGGCATGGGCGTGGCGAGGGTGAGCGTTTCAGTCCCGCCGGCGGCCACGATGCCGGTCACTTGCCGCGCGATCGTCGTGCCGGAGGTGAGCCGGAAAAAGATGTCACACTGGTCATCGGGAAAGCCGGTCTGCAGGCCGATTTCGCGGATGACGACGGTACTCGAGCCCGACGTCGCGGTGGCGTTGAGTTCGAGCGCATTGTTGAACGTCGGCACCCAGAACGCCTTTTGCCGACCGCGCAGCGCGAGCAGTTTCCGTCGCAGCGCCCACGAGTCGGCGCGCGTCAACGGCTGCCAGGCGAGGCCCAAGGTTTCCGACGGATCGCCGAGCGAGGTATCCCGAAACGGTCGCGCGATCCCGTTGTCGACGGTGTTGAACAGGTGCCGCACGTATTCCGGCACCGCGACCTCGCCGACCTCCGGACAGTCATCGAGCAGATAGTCGCCGCGATAGGTGCCGAAATCGCCGGTATCTTCGGTGGCGAGTGTGTCGGTATGGCAGAGCCACTCCACGGAGCCGGTGCGATGCGGCCCCGCCGGGTGCATGGCATCGAGGCCGGTCTGCGAGTCGCACTCGAGGAGCCGCAGGACGTGGCCCTCCGGATAGTCGGCCGCCAGCGGCGAGGAAAGCGTGAGGCCCGCCCCGCTCGAGCTCGTCACCGACAGCACCTCATACGTTTCGTTGTCCTGCCAGACGCAGAGATCCATCGCCGAGGTGAATTCCGGCGAC